AGCAGTTGCAGAACCTAAGACTGCCAAGCCAAAACCATCTGTTCCAGTCAATGTACAAAAGACTGTCGGTGTCAAGTCTGATAAACAATCCAAAATAAGGGATTATGAGGACATTGATGTCGCATCATTTTTTAATTCATAATACAAAACAAGGAGTCTTAAATGGCTAACATTATGGTATCGGGAACCGGTAACGCTTCCCTAAGTGCCCTAATCCAACAGTATTATATGCCAGTTCTGTATGACAATATTTTCAAAAAGAGTCATCCATTACTAGCATTACTGAAGGCAAAGGCAAAGACCTTTAATGGTCGAGAAATAGTAGTCCCAGTTGAATACGCTGATGGTGGGGCAAGTGCATGGGGGAATCAGCATGGTCTTGGATCAGCTTACACTCCTGCAATCGCAGATATTGCAAAGACTGCAAACTACAACCCAACTATGCTAACCGGTCACTTTCTTTTAACTAAGGAAGAAACTTTGGTGATGAATAGTCCACAAGCTATTAAAAACATAGTTGGTGCAAAAGTTAAGAACCTTCAAAAGTCACTTGAAAAAACAGTAGCTCAGAATTTATTTGCTACTTCTTTAGCTACTGATGCTTTTAATCCACTTGGGTTTCTTTTAAGTAGTACAGATGGTGAAGCACCTGGTGGAATTACTTATGATAGTTCTCCGGCAACTAATACATGGTGGTCTACACCAGTATTGACTCAAGCCGATTTCACTGATGATACTGGTGATATTGGTGATGATTCTCCAAATGTCGGTGCAGGGGCTTACATAGCCAATTCTGATATGGTTGATTCTTCTAAAGATACTTACATCTTGAAGTTATTGGCTAGAGGAGTGGCTAATGCAAGAGGATATACTGGCGAAAACCCAGATCTTATTGTTTGTCCACAAGAAATCTATGACATGATTGAAAATGAAATTGATCCAAGAAAAACTGGTAGTAAAATGTCAGAAAGAATGGGATCAATGGGTTTCACTGCTTTGAATTTTAGAGGCATTGATATTGTTGCAGATCAAGACATGGTTTCACAACAAGATGTTGCTGATGGTTCAAATGATCGCTATGGATATGATGGAAGAATCTATTTTATAAACACTAATTACCTTTATATGTTCTTTAATTCTGGTGCAAAGTTTACAGCATCAGATATGATTGAAGATACTAAGAGTAATACTTTTGTTCAGAAGGTACATACTTATGGTAATATGGTTGTAACCAATAGAAGAGCACATTGTGTGATCACTGGTTTAGAATCTTCACCAACTTATGCCCCTTATGGCTAATCAGTAAACTAACCTTATGGTCCCTGGTTTTTTTATTTCCCCCAGGGACCATAAAACCCTGGAGACTTTATGACAACATCAACTATGTTAACCATTTTAGGAGATCGAATGGAAGATACCTCTGGAGATCTTTTTTCAACTGCTATTAAACAAAGGTATTTGAACCGAGCCCAGGATAAAGTCATTCAGATGTTAAATCCTCATTTATTAACCGATCTTCATGTATTAAAAACCGGTATATCGATGTCCACTGATACCAATGTAGATACACATTTTAAAAGCTATTTTATCCCTACTCAAGCCGGTGCATTGGACAGTGATCCATTTGGTGGACCATTAGGGATCATGGGTATTCGGATAGCAAACAGTAATTTTATTCGCAAAATATCCTTTGATATGGCTAAAGATTTTTCAACTGGATTGGTGACTTTTAGTGGAACTGAGCCAGTTTATTTTATATTTCAAAACCGAGTGTACATCTATAACAATACTGCAAATGTAGACTGCTATTATATTAAAACACCTACAGCGTTGGCTTTGACATCACCGGCTACAAACTGCGACCTAAATGCAATTTTTCATGATGCAATATTAGAATTTACTGAAGCTGAATTGTGGAGAACAGTAAATAAGCAAGATCGCATGAATACAGCTTTAACCAGGGGTTATGAATATTTAGGAAAATACAATCAAAATCCGGCTACTCAAGTAGTGGGAGAAGGATTGCCTTTTGATTATTCAAGTAGTAATGCTCTTATTGATCCTATATACCCTAATTACCCAGTAGGTTAATGGCAAAATACATTGACATAAATGATTTCGAAGGAGCTCTTACCAATGCTGATATTGAGGACCTTCCAGATAATGTAGCCCAGGAGATTAAAAACTTAAAGATCCAGGGAGGAAAGCTAGAAAAAACCTTTGGAGCCGGTAACCCTGCTGATCTGCCTACTTTTGAATTAGCTCTGGTCAATAGTGAGCTTAGTAAGACTTATGCAGTGTACAATATTTTTACTTTTGTATCAGATAAATTTACTGGCAATTCTAATGATGCAGGAGATGGGTATCGCTATTTATTGGTTACAGTTGAAGCCACTGCACAAACAGTGATCTTATGGTGGTATGATCCTTCAATGCCCGATGTTACCGATACCTTACAAATTGAAAATGATGTAGTTTGGTTTGAAACTGCATCGGCTCATGGATTTGAAGTAGGTGATATGATCATGGTCCAAGATGGAAAAGACAATGCCTCACCTCAAGCCTCACAATCTGCCTGGAAAACTTATGAAAGTGTAGATATGGTTCCCTCTACTAAAAAATTAGGGGTTAATACCAACAGTGCAGATTCCTGGGGAGGGAGTTTTTTTGCAACCACTAATGTAACTGGATCTGTTGCTTACAGCTTTGGAGGAAAGCATCAAACTCATTTATTGGTAGATAATGAAGTTGATTTTGGAGGAACTAACTTTGCAAGTATAGAAAAAATTGCGATTGCACCTACCGATGGAAAAGTATTGAGCATTGCCCAGGGTAATAATGGGAGTAGCACTGGTAAAGACTTAGCCTATTGTATTTCATCAGCATATCTTGATCTAGGATCATCTCTTTACACTACCTATAGAGGTAAAACTAATTTTACAGTCATGTCAATGTTGGGGTTCAATGATGCTATTTATATTCATTATTCTTATCAAGATGGAAGTCCGGTTGCTTATTATAATAAATTAGTTAAATACACTTTATCGGGATCCACTATAGTTGAAACTGCTATTGGTGATTTAGGGTCGCAAACCAATGGAATAGCTAATTACGCTTCTTATATGACTGTTGCAAACAATCATTTGTTTGTTTTAGGTAAAAGTTTAGGGTTGTTTAAAGTCAATACCAGTGGGACCATTACCTCAATGACAGTATCGGGTATTGCAATGGTTAATGTAAAAGGAATTACCTCTATTGCTCAAACCAACAGATTAAATGCTGATGGAAGCACTGCCGGATCGGATGTTGCTCATGTCTATTTAGTTATTGGGACCACAGATGGAAGTGCAAATACTAATTTATATACTTTAGATATTGCATCAAGTGAAACCTCATTTACTGCCTTTGGGACCACTTTAGCCGATACTACCATTAACCATTTGAAGAAAATGGATTTCGGGGAAAACAGCAACAAATCTGAATCAATAGTCATTCAATACACTGGAACTAGCAATCGGCAATATTTAAGATATTCAAGCCATGATAACTCTACTGCAATTATAAGCGACATTGATACTGATATAAACAGTAGTGTGTTCAGTATAACTACCGATGTCCATTTTATTGAAAACACTGCCAATCACCCAGGGTCCACCAGTTATTTAATGGTGGGAACTGATGATGTCACTAGCCCTAGTGCTGTTGCCGGAACTTTATATGGTGTAAATAATTCTAAAGGTGTAAAGACTTTTATGAGTGGAACTTCGGGTGGAAAAACAAATTGGAACCCAACTTGCTTTGCTGATTGTGTAACCGGATCTGGATTTTTTAGCTATGCAAAAGGATATATTGGAGTGTATGGAACTGAAGCTCAAGATGGATCTCCAGTAGGTGATCATGCTGATGTATATCGCTTTACCGATATTGGATGGTATGCAAATTCTTTTGGAGGCAGTGGAGATTGTGATTACAGATGGATTGATGTCACTAATAAATATGATATTCCTACTCTATACCATAAAAAAGATCGCAACCCTATAATTCCTTTTGGAGATACTTTAAGAGTCTTACCAGGAAACATTGCTAAAGTAGGCAGTAATGAAGCAAAAGGAGCCTGGATTGGGTACATTGATCGCAGTCTATTTAATGGAGCTTTGGTCCATACAGCTAATTTTTATGCTGAAGCCAATCGCTTAACCAATCCTTTTACTTTTAAAAATGTAGAGTTAAGTAAAGTTGAAGAAGAAATTAGAGCTAGTGACACTGTAAAATACACTGTAACAGCTATTTATGATGGAGTCCAAGAAACTCCATTAGAAGATGAAAGTATTCGCCAGGTAGTTAGTATCTCTGAAAGTACAGATGATATATCTAAGTCTGAGATAAAACTGGTTTTAAACCTTCCAACCACCACCATGAGTAAGCGAATTACTGGGTTAAATATGTATCGAGCCAATAAACTTTCGGGTGTTTATGAAACTTATAAATTAATTACTTCTTATAATTTTGTTGATACTGGAACCGATACTTTAAATGTTGGAACCAGTAGTGACACTGAGTTGCTTATGGTAGTACAAGCATTTAAAGACAATTTTATTTATGTAAAAGATCAAAATAATCGATTAAAAAATATGTTAAATGATGGAACAGTCCAGGATGTTACATCTGACATAGACTCTATTACTGATAACAATAAATACTTACATACTGGTTCAAACTTTGAATATGCAATTAAAGTAGGCACTTTTGAAAAACAAAAAATTGAAGAAATAAATGCAATTACTGGATATGAACCAACTGGTGCTACTCTAAATGCAGATTTAGATACAACAGTTGATGGGTCTGGACAATCAGTTATAGCTGTTAATAGTGTAGCGAGTATAAGCAATAACACAACTTATAAATTAGGGTTTAGGGATAATACTTTAGTTGATGGATCATCACATGGCGATGGAGAAGAAGATGATGACAGTGGTGATTATGAAAGAATTAGAGTAACTGGAGTTGATATTAGTGGTAATAATATAACAGTTACTAGAGGTTGGGATGGTTCAGCCCATGTAGCCGGAAATATGAAAGAACACAGCAAGTTTGATCCTATAAAAGCAGATGCCCTTACTGTAACTGGATGGTATCGAATTGAAACCGATGATAATATGGAAGGTCGATTTCATAATGAATCCTGGAGATTATATAAAGAAAAAATTGGTCCAGGATGGAATAATTACCCAAATGATAGTAATGGTATCACAGAATCCGAAGGTGCTTTTGCCGGTAAGTATATGGGAGTTATTATTCCTTTACCTAGTGAAGATACTAATGGTGCTTTTACTATGGCTCCCTGGAGAGATACTGATGGCACTATGAAAATTAGCACTCTTGCAGGAAAAAAATTTACAGCAACCGAAGATGATGGAAGTCCAAGTCCTACAGTAGACAAAACCTTTAAAATAGAAAAAGCATACACTACCTGGGATGAACAATTAGGATTTACACTGATTGAAACCGATGTTTCTTTCCAGGCAGGAAACTGGTCAGACCCAGAAGTTATAGTATCAACATTTGCCGATGTGTCGGCTGTAGTTAGTGCTGATACTAATGAAATTGCTATTATTGATAAAGGGCTTACCTCACTAGGAGAACATCCTTACAGTGCTGAGTCTAAAATTAAAGTCAATGCTCAATATGGAAAAATTTTAAAAGGTAGATTATTTTTAGGAAATATAGTTTTAGATCCTGGAAATGAAAATGAAGCTCAAAATGATTGGATTGCTTACAGTGAATTAAATGCTTTTGATGTTAGACCGGTTAGCAATGTATTGCCTTTTCCAGATAGAGAAGGTGGACAGATTACTGGGTTAGCAGAGTTGTTTGGAAGATTGGTAATTTTTAAACCCCAGGCATTTTATGTTTTAGATGTAGTCAATCCATCAGATCCTACAACCTGGACCAGAAAAGAATCAAAAATTAATATAGGCAATATTGCACCAGAGGGTATAGTTGAGGTCCATGACTCAATTTATTTTGTACACCATGATGGTATCTATAGATTGGATGCAAATACAGTAGCGAGTAGTACAGCAACACCTTCTGTAATGGAAAAAATTACCCTACCGATTGAAGATCAGTTTTTATTGGCTGATAGTAAGAAAGCAGTCAAGGGTGTTTATGATCAAAAAAACAATGAGCTTTTATATACCTGGGACCAATCTAATGCTCAAAAAGTATGGGCGTATCATATTGTATTAAAATCCTGGAGAAAGGTAGACACCACTACCAATTTAGATATACTAACCTTTGGTGAAAATAGTGGACCATTAGCCTGGGACAATACCGATACTGATATTAAAAAGTTTGATGTAGCTGAAAATGTTGGCATTACCTGGAAAAGCAAAAGATTTAGAATGGACCTAGATCGCAAACAATTACTGCGATATGGTATGGTCAAATTTACCGGAACCGATACAGTGACCTTTAATATTTATTTAGA